CGTTTCCACCTTTTGCAATAGATTTTAAGGTTTCTTTGTTTTCTTTAATTTCGTCAACGATTGTCTTAACTGTTGCAGTTGTTTTCATTTCTTTTAATTGGTTAACTTGTTCTTGTAGGTTTTCAAATACTGATTTTTCAATAGTTTCTTTACCTTTCAAAGCTTCTAATTCAGCTTTTAATGCAGATACTTCAACATCTTGTGCTTTGTATCCTTCAACTTTTGCGCTCAAAGCGTCTAATTGTTCTTGTGTAATCATTTTTTAAAATTTGTTTAATAATTGGTTAAATTCTTGTTCACTTAATTTTTGAGTAACCTCAACGGCTGGCTCATTTTCTGAAAGTGTGCTAACGGCTTTCATATTATTTTCTAAGGTTGGTGTCACTGGATTTGATCCGATAACTACTGCACTACCTTCAATTAATTTTGCTTCTAAAACTGCCCAGAAATAACCTTTTTCAATTGCTGCATCTTGATTTGCAACTTCAGGAAGGTATTTATTCCAGTTTTCGTATTCTTGTGTACTTGCTGGATTATTTGCACAAAGTACAATTTTAACATAACTCATTCCAACACTATGATTTTTTACAAAACCTTTTGAATATTGTTCATACATAAACTCGTTACGATCCTCTTTTACTTTGCTTTCAAAGATCAAACATTCTGTTTTTCCTTCATAATTATACCCTAATTGCTTAAAAGTAAATTGCTGAGTAAAAACATTTAAATCATCACCATCGGCAATAATTTTATCAAATGCCATTTCATGTTCTTGCAAATGTACAATATTTTTGTTTTCAGATATAGACTTATTCCATAATCCTTTAATATGAACATCACCGTGAGAATCTAAAAAGTTAGTTGAATTAATAACAACTTTTACTTTTAGTTCTTCTTCAGCTTCTTCAACTGGCATATTATTAATTATTGCCTTTGTTGTTTCAATTGGTGAAAATGAAAATGTATCGGCTTTTTTAAATGATGCCTTTTTAAATGCAATCAGTTTATTTTGATTTTTAATAATAAAATCAATTTCCTGCTCTTTATTTTCGAACAATGGTATTTTCATTTTGTTTATCTTTTTTTAGTTGCTCAATTTCTTCTTTAGTTATCATAATTCATCCAGATTAATATTGTTTTGATCTGCCAATATTTTATTATCCAATTTCAATTTAATTACTTCTTGCCTTTCTTTTTCAAATACCTGGTTAAATGCCAAATGTTCCCAACTCATAGACAATTCAGAATAATTAAACTTTTCCTCAAAGGTATCTGTCAATAATTGCCCTTTTGGCTTCAAAACATATTCAACGTGCCTATTTGTTGCCTTTTCTTGATTTTCGTATGTACTGCCCTTTAAATTAGATTCAAGGATGTCTTTTGGTATTCCATACATTGAACCTATCATAAAATAATCATTGTAAAAACATTCATCAAGTTTTAAACGTGCAATATCATCAACAAACCTTTTTATTTCAATAGGCTTTTTAATTGCGTGAACACTTTTACTACTTCTTACAACACCTTCAATATTTCGTTTTTCAACATCGGTCATATTAACCGATTCTAAACTGTCACTTTTTGCAGTAGCAACAAATTTCTGGCTAAACTCTAAAATGATATTTTTAGCATTAAGCGCATTTTCTGAATTAGAAACAACTTTGTATAAAGCATCTAATCTGGATATACCTTTTAATTGATTATCACTAACTGAATTTGTAAGATCATAAAACGGTGTAATTTCTGAAATTGGAATAACTCTGGAACTATTCCCAATATTATATTTTATTGTACCTTTTACAATATCCTTATAAGTTAATTTTGATAAAATAAGACTGTTAAATTTGTCTAAAAAATTATTATCAAATTCAATATTAGCTGGATTTAACCATTGAATTGGTGATGTTTCATTTAATTGATTATTTGGTGTCCATAAGTATGCAGTACCTAACTGCATAAAAAACATATAATCCCATAAGAATTGAGTCCAGTTCTGTTTAAAATTTGGTTTTCTTCTTTGTGAATATAGAAAGTCTGTTTCTGTTGGTGTGTTTATTTTACCTAAACTAAAAAGATCACAATTTAAAGCAAATACTTTTAATACTGCCGGATTGCTTAATACAACATTTAGTTTTTCTTTATCATTTTTGAATTTTGATACATTTGCATTTTGGTTTATCAATTCATAAAAGAAATTCCCACTCAAATCACGCTCAACAATTTGAGGTGCACTATTACCAAAAGAAAAGTTTAAATTAAAACCCATAATAAAATTTTTACAAAGTTACTAAATATTTTTAATAATATTCATTTCAAACAATTTTTGTGCAATATATTCAATTGCATTGATTAAATGATCATTTCCATCTTCTGGATTTTCTAACGTTACACCGAACCTATCCTTTTGATAACTATAATTTTCCTGTTCAAATTCTATATTTTTTGAAGTGGATGTATAATAAACATTTAAACCTTGCATTGTTCCAATTCTGTCAATTAATCGAGTCTTACCACCAACTGAAATAGCATATTCCCAACCTGAACGTCTTAAGGCTATAATCTTTGTGGGTCTGTTTGAATCACAAACAATAATTTTATCCTTTGGTATGTTTAGTTTTGTAAACATCCAACTTACCAAACCTTCATCCTGATTTGCGTTGATCTGGTGTAATTCTGTTGTTGTTAAGTTTTTCCTTAATTCATTCTCACTTTTATAATTCAATTCGTGAACGTATAAATTCCCATCGTGATATTTAACCTCAACAATTGCGAAAGGATCAACCAGACCCCAGTCACAACCATAATAAGTTTGCTTATCAATGTTTAAGTATTCAATATAATCAATGGTTTTCCAGTTATAAATCCTTCCCTCAACTTGACCTATTTTTCCAAGTCCATAAACTTGCCACATATTTGCCCAGTATTGATTTATTACCTGACCAGTTGCGTCATAACCTTTTTGTTTATATCTTAAAATTTCGTTTTGTTCTTCCTCACTTAAAAATTCATTATCTAAAAAAGTAAGGTTAATATAATCACAATCATTTCTATCCATTACTTCAGTATGAAACCAAAACTTTTTGTTAGGGTTAAAATCTATTATTATTCTTTTTGCTCTGGATGTTAATTCTCTATAGGTGTCAAATTTAACTTTATTTGCTTCGTTAACAAATATAACATCGGATCTTAAACCCTTTCCTATATCTTCCTTATCTAATCCTATAAACTTTATAAAACTTCCATTATCAAATCTGTAAAGTGTACCATCAACCCAATTATTTCTGTTGAAAACATTAAAAGACTTCATTATATTAACAAAGTCTTTTATTACTGTAATTTTCATTTTTGATAACTCGTTTGAAGCTATAAATATTTCTTTACCATCATTTTTATATGCGTGGTTTATTAATATTTGAAGGATTGAATATGTTTTTCCTGCTCCTTGACCGCCTTGTATACCCCAGATCCTATTTTTTAAACTACTAATTTTCTTCAGTGCCGTTGTTGCTTTCATTTTCCAAAGGATCGTTTAATAATAAAGGCGTAACATTTACTTTTCCTTCGTGTGCTTGTGTATTCATTGATAATTTCCTTAATTCATCTGGTGTTGCTATAAGTTTCATCAATGCCATTTGCAATGCTGGAGCATTTGATTTGTACCATTTGGATCTCATTGAGACCTTTAATTCAACACGATTTGTTTCAAGTAATCCTTTTAGCTCGTTGTATTCGTTGCTATCAGGTTCAAAAAATCTATAAAATGTAGTTTTATCGCAAGGTAAAAAAGAAACGATATCTTCGATAAAAAATAGTTTGTGTTTTACTATCATTTCTTTTGCCTGTTCGAATATTTTCTTTTTATCGTATGCCATTACTCAAAGTCTTTAGTTACTACTCCGTTTCTTTTAATTATCAATGTTGGGTCTAACTTAATCATTCGCTTTACTATTACATCGCAGTATTTAGGGTCAAGTTCCATTAAAAATGATTTAATTTTCTTTTGGTGAGCAGTAACCATTGTAACTCCACTACCTCCGAAAAAATCAGCAATATTATTTATATCTTTTTTTGTTTTTTCAATACACCATTGAACTAATGAAACAGGCTTTTGTGTTGGATGTACTCTATTTGTCTTTTCACTTGCCTGAGTAAATTGTCTAACAACTGAACGAATATTACTCCAAGCCAGCTCGCAGTCAGTTTGGTCGCTTCCTCCGTTATTCTTATCCCATACTAACCAACATTCACTATCAGGTAAAGCATTTGAATAGTAATTAGCACCCCACCATATATGAATTGATTTATCAAATTTGCTTCTTCAGGAGGACTTACATCAAAATTATCTTCTTCAGCTTCTAAAATTTCATTTGTTTCAAATGCTTGAACATCAAGACCCCATTCTTCAAGTTGTTCTGTATCCCATTCATTATTTAACATTTCCCAGTCCCATTCACCTCCAGAAGTATTGTCTTTTATAAGGAATTCACGTTGTTGTTCTTCTGTTAAATTATCTGCAATTATTATTGGAATTTCTTTTAAACCAGCTTCTTTACAAGCTTTATATCTCATATTACCGCCAAGTATGATCATATCACCGTTTACAACTATCGGTCTAATATCTAACATTTCTGGAAAGTCTTGAATAGACTTAACTAATTTTTTAAATTTATCATCCTTAATCAATCTTGGATTATTAGGATTTAATTTAATTTCGTTTATTTTTACTTTTTTCATTTTACAAATTTAAATATAATTTTTTGTTTTTAAGACATAAGCTACAATAGAAAAAAATATTCCCATCATAAAACCTATTGTTATTCCTGTTGCAAAGTCTTCCATAATTTTTTATTTTTAATTCTGTCCCTAATATTGTTTAAATTTGGGACTAAGTTAGTCTATGATGCATAAATAAACAGAATCATTAGCAACATACTGAACTCTCATTAAATCCCCCTCGCTTGGTTTAATTCCTTTTGTAGTTAACACTATTGTTTTATCCAAATGTTTGTGGCTTTTCATTCCTAAATTAAACATTATTATCCCCACTATTGCTATCAATATAGCTACAAATACTATTCGCATTTTTTATATGTTTTTATTATTATTAATATTATTATAAGCATTCCAAAAAATACACTTTCAATAGGTAAAGCTGGAACGCAATCAGGATGGTTTGGTCGAGTTTCACACCAACAATCTGTTTTTGGTGGACAAGGTTTATTCATTTTTTTTGCATTTACTTGAACAATATAAATCCTTTATAAATCCTGTGCTTATTATTTTACTGCATTTATGGCACAAAGTAGCACCTTTACCGTTGTTAAATTTATGGATTGGTTTTGTTATTTCCCAATAATAATCACAATTATTTTCGTCTATATTAGGACTTTTACAAAACCAAGATTGCCTAAATTCACTTGGTTTTGCTTTAAATCTATGGCAATTATCTTTTATATTGCAATTAATTCCTTGGCACATTGATATATCTGGCATCTTCTTTTATCTTTTTAAGAAGTTCTTTTGCTTCCTGTTTTAAAATATACTCTTGTTCATAAATTGAAAACCTTTGTGTTAACGGTTTTATTTTTTTCTTATTTGCCATTTTATTTAAATTTTTAACTTATTACGGCGTTAATCGCCGTTAAAATCCATTTTCCAAACGTTCTAAAGTTTTATAATCATTAATTGTGAACAATTTCATCTCTTTATCCCAAAGTTTATTATTATTATCTTTTCTCAATGCTTCAATAATCCTTGAAGAATGCCATCTAATTACAGGAACTTCCTCTACAACTTTTTTAGGCTTTTTATCAAAGTTATCGTAATGGATATACTTTTTATTCCTTAATCTATAATCTACTTCTTTAAATAGTTCCACGTTTCCAGTATCAAAAACAATTTTCATTTCATTATATTCTGGAATGCTTTTATACATTTCTTTTCGTTGTATGTAGTGGAAGGCAGTAGCGTGGTTACATTTTAATTCTTTGCAAATCTTTAAATAAGGTTTTCCTTTTTTATATTCAGCATCAATGTAATGACCACGCAAATATACTAAATGCGGCTTTCTATTTTTTTCTGTTAGATCAATGCCTAATATATTTTTTATTTCGTCTAAACTCATAACTATTACATTTTTTCTATTTCTGTAATTACTTCATTCCAATAAGATCTACTTTGATCGGATTTTTTAGAATCATTTTCAATTAAAAAATATATTGCTATAATTGCACATTGTTTTGCTTTTTCTAAAGTCATTCTGTTAAGTTCCATATATTTTTCAACCAAATCTATTGCTTTTTTATTAATCATAACTATTACATTTTTAAAATTTCTTCTTTCACTTCTGACCAATAATCAAAATAAAGGCTTTCTTCGTCTACCATTCCAAGTATTTCATCAATTGCAACTAATGCGCATTTTTTGGCATTGTAAATTGACATATAATGATGTGGATCATTTTCTATTCCGTGCATAGATAGCACTAATTTTTCGGCTTTGTTTTTTACTGTTAGCATCTTGTTATTTCTATTACTTCTTTAACTTCATAATTTTCTATGTTCATTCTTTTAGCGTACTTGTGTACCTCTTCAATAGTTTTAAAAGACCTGTCTGAAGATCCCTGAACCTCTCTGTAATAAATGTATTTTATTGTTCTTTTCATTTTGTTTTGTTTTAAAAGCGGATCTTACACCGCTTGATTTTCTAATTTACAAACTTCATTAGCAAAAATTAACATAATTGTTAATCTATCTTTATCCCATTCCTCTTTGGTTATTCCTAAAGCTTTAGCAGCTTCAACACATTTTTTTCTAAAATCAAGATCATTAACTAAATCTGTTCTTCTTTTAAATTCCGCTTTAAACATTTGTTTTGGTGTCATAATATTTGTTTTTTGTTGTTGTTATCTGAGTACAAATATCGTAATACTTTTTAATTACGCAATAACTTTTTCAAGAAATTTTGCTTTTTTTTCTGTTTTATTTTCAATCCACTCATTTACA